CCATAGATGAAAGTTGCTTAAGTATATCAGATTTTTTTTCATCAGATTTAGGCCTGTTAAATTGTTGATTCATATCAAAAACATTTAAACCCTCTCGCTCAAATGCTATGTGATATTTCATTCCTGATGGATATTGATCACTATTTAATAAATAAACATTAAATCCACCTGCACGAATTTCATCAACAAACTTGTAACCGTACATCGATGCCATCTGTTCTTGATTAGCGGTTAAACCTTCTGATATATAAATGTCTGAAATCCATGTGCGATATTTTTTCATAATCTATTTATGCAACACAATTTAATTTAATTTAATTTAATTAATTTCCAAAGTTCAACATCTTCAGCGTAATAAGACTCTATCCTTTTGATCTGCTCTTCCGTCAAGACAGGCTTGACATTCTTACCCTCATTAATCCTCTGTAAAGGCCACTCTAAGCCAGCATCAAGACAAAACTGCTCCAACTGATCAGGAAACCTATAAAGCCTTGTATCGCCCCTTATAAGCCATGATTGCTTGATGAAATGAGTATTATTTGCAATCTTTATAGGCAAACTTTCTAAAATGTATTTTTGGTCGTTACTTTCCAAACCAGTTAACAATTTATCAATATCCTGACTCAAATAAGAAGCGCCAGATAAAAATCTATCAATAGGATTTCTAACCAACAAAAGAACAGGTAATTCAGGATTTCTTGTTATCGTACATAAATTCTGCCAAAAACTTATTGAATCATTCATGTCAGAACGAAACATTCTCTGGAAACTTTCAGGCAGAGATGCTTTGAAATCATCGCTAAATATAGACCATTTTTCCTCATATTCAGCAAGAACTTTTTCAAGCCTTTCTGGATGATACTTTCTAACAATAGCAGATGCCAAGGCCGATGAAGCAACCTTGGCATTAAAAGCTATACAACAATGAGGTAATATAAAATATTGCATTCAATATTAGAGTATTTAATTAAAATTTTCAGCCATTAACTGGTGTTGGTTCTGGTGTTGGTTCTGGTTCTGGTTCTGGTGTTGGTTCTGGTGTTGGTTCTGGTGCTGGCTCTGGTGCTGGCTCTGGTGCTGGCTCTGGTGCTGGCTCTGGTGCTGGTGCTGGTGCTGGTGCTGGTGCTGGTGCTGGTGCTGGTTCACCAATCATTTCAATTTCTGATTTAGGATTAGCTTTCTTAAAACGCTCAATGCATTTTTCCAAACCGCCAGCATCATCAATCGTTTCTTTAGACCATTTGGAAATAATATTGTCATTTTTATCCATAACAACATATTTCTTTTCTTCTGTTTTAATCTTGTACTTCATTTTTAGGACTCCTTTTAACATGAAAGATGCCATCTATTTCTTTGCATTCAAATCCATAGTATTTATACCATTTCAATAATCTTTCCAATTGCAAGCCAGAATAAAAATTGTCATTTCCGGTTATAGAAGGACCAACCAAATTAGGTTGCGCTCTTCCAGTAACAACCACACCATACTTGTCAGCTAAATTACAAATAAAATAAACTGTTCTATTAGCACCAATAGCATCAAAAGAAATTATATTCTGAACTCGAAATTCATTAGGATCTATAAATTTACACTTCAAAAGAGTTGAAAAATGCTTGAAATGACTTCCGCTTAATTCAATAAAATCCCCGTGTGTCCAATGATGTCCACACGGGGTGCAATTTTTTTCAAACTCTTCCTTAAAAGATAAAATCATATATCAAGGATTATATTCAGGAGTAAACAAAGCAGATGGACTCTTGATTACAATAAAATCAACTTCCCTTTTCTTGGTTCCGGTAATTTCAAAGCTTTCAACAAGACCATCACCATCAAGATTCTTGGTGACAGCATATGCCTTGCCAGAACAAAGAATAGTTAATTTTTCAGGCACATCTTTAATATTAGATGGCAAATCAATCTGTGCATCACCACCATTTCCGCTGTCAATATAAATTTTACCATGCCACACAACATGTGGATCAAGCAACGATGCGTATTGATCACGAAGATTGCCGGGACCACGGGTGACACCTGCTGCTCCATTACCGACTCCTGTAGCTGATGTAGCTCCCATATTTTTTCTCCTATAAAAAAACAATCAATATTATATATTAAAACAATTTATTTAATAAAATTAATTAATTGAATATTGGTGATAATTATTCTTTTTTCATGCCTCTTTCTTCTTCTTAATCACTTTAACCAAATATATTCCTTGTAAACATTCTTGTTGCCCCTCGATTCAGTTAAAGGTTCAAATGGCAACCAAGTTCCTCCATCTGACTCACAAACAATCACCTGACCCATCCTATCCCTACACCATGTACCCAAAATATCATAATCAATCAACTTGCTTCCATGCTTATAATATTTTCCACCCACATAATATGGCGGATCAATAAACCATGTCGCCTCACAATTTTCAACATCTCTATAATCACCTAAATCAATTTTCCAATGCCTAATCTTTTCCAAATTTTCAGCAATATACTGTAACTTATAATCTTGTGTATTAGGACGAACTACTGTTTTCCATCTCGATGCTGTCTTCTTCGGCATAGATGGCGCTCCTGTTATGATAAAACCAACCAAATCCTTTCTCTCCTGACAATCCCACTCAAAATTATCCGTAGATTCACCAAACTTCAAACGCCTTGTCGATAAAATATCTTCCTTGCTACATTTCTGTAACCATTTCCACAAATTAACCAACAATTCATACTTCTCAATCAAATGAACTTCACGATCCCAATACAATAAGGAATATTGGGCAGTACCAGCAAATGGCTCTATTATTTTTGAATAACGTGGAACAGGATATTTCCCCGCAACCTTCGATTTACTACCATAATATCCCCACATTTTCATGCCTCTTTCTTCTTCGCATAACTAGCCTTCATCTTCTCAGAACGACAAGGCTTACACATAGTACAATATCCATCACGCTTGCTCTTGTCAGGACTAAATTGCTCAAATAATTTAACTTCCTTACACTTATTACATTCCTTCTTGCCATCAGATGAATAAGGGTTATCTTTCCTCAAACTCAATTTGGGTTTGCTGCCAGCTATATGCCCTCCCTCACGCTCACAAATGTATCGCCCATTCCTAGCTATGTTCTTGTCATAAGTCAGCCTCAAAGCCATATGAACCTCATTACAGAAGACACAGGGGACTTCTACCTTGTCATCAGCGATGTGCTTTCGGTAATGTCTTTTTGACTTCATGCAAGCCTTCTCTTTTCTGGCGATGCTGTAATCAATACCAGTATTTTCTTTGATGTGTTGATCTGCCCAATTCATAATTTGTTTGGCATCCTTAAAGCCAAGTTCTTGTTCTGTCCAAATTTCAAATATCCAACCATTTTTAGCGGCGTATTTTCTATTGTCTTGAATTTGTTGCTGAAATTCTTTGATGCGACTTTTAGGTTTGACTTCAATCAATTTTATATCGCCATTTTTATATGTAACTAAATAATCATAAACTCTAAGCTGCCCTTCATCAGAAGTAAAAGATTGGTGGTCTTGATAAATTAAAACTTCTGGGTTTTGGTCAAGCAATATCGCCGCTCTTAGTTCATAAAATGAGTCAGCAAAGATAGGACCAATAGTTTTGGGGGATGTGTGATAGTGTCTTCTTGTATACTTACTAGTAGACATAAAATCTCCAATAAAAATTATTTATTATATTATAGTAATGTACGAGTAAAAAAACTCTTTCTGTGACAGAAAATTATACAAAAGAAAAACCCCCGACTTTTGTCGAGGGTTTTTGTGATTTTATCCTATTTCTGAAGACTGTTGTCAGATTACGAAATTGGCAATACTGAGGCGTGCATAAAATTTGGCGCCTTCCCTTAACAATTTTTTTCCGTATCTTGTTAAAATTCCCTTTCTTGGACAAAAGGACTCTGGATCGAGTACAACTGGTGTCTGGGTCAATGGAACGTATGGGCAGTAGAAGTAACCGCTGTCCATGTAACTATCGCCCTTGTAACCCATGAGCAACTGGTTGCTTGGGAAGAGAGGATCTTTGTAGAGTCTCCAGCGATTGTTCACGGTGCCGACATACTGGATGCCGAGGCTTGAGGTGAAGGTTTCGGAAGGAGCAGGAGCGAAGCCAGCTGTAGCTGTTTCAAAGATTGAAGCAACTTCTGGGCTTGTTACGATCCAGTTAGCGCCACCACGAAGAGTCTTACGATGGATGACGTTGGAAATTTCTACGACCTTAACATAAAGGG